ATGGCACTTCCCGCCAACACGTTCACCACCTATTCGGCCGTCGGCAACCGCGAGGATCTCTCCGACGAGATCTACCGCATCGACCCGACGGAGACGCCGTTCATCACCGGCATCGACAAGAGCAAGGCGACCGCGGTCCTGCACGAGTGGCAGACCCAGGCGCTCGCCGCCGCCTCGGGCGCCAATGCGCAGCTCGAAGGCGACGACGTGACGCGCGACGCCGCGACCGCCACGGTGCGGCTCGGCAATGTCTGCCAGATCAGCCGCAAGGTGCCGGCCGTGACCGGCACGCAGCGCAGCGTCAACTCGGCCGGCCGCGGCGACGAGATGGAGTACCAGGAGATGCTCAAGGGCCTGGAGCTCCGCCGCGACATGGAGAGCGTCATCGTCGGCAGCAACCAGGCCAAGGCGACCGGCAACACCACGACGCCGCGCAAGACCGCCTCGGTCTTGAGCTGGATCAAGTCGAACACCTCGGCCGGCAGCGGCGGCGCCGATCCGGCGGCCGCCGACGGCACCGGCACGCGCACCGACGGCACGCAGCGCGCGTTCACCGAGGCGCAGCTCAAGACGGTGCTCAACGCGATCTGGACCAACGGCGGCAAGCCCGACACGATCATGACGGGCGCGTTCAACAAGCAGGTGTTCTCCACCTTCACGGGCCGGAGCACGCCGACCCAGGACGCCGCCGCCAAGAAGATCACCGCCTCGGTGCAGGTCTACGAATCGGACTTCGGCACGCTGCGCATCGTGCCGAACCGCTTCCAGCGCGCGCGCGACGTGCTCGTGCTGCAGATGGACATGTGGGGCATCGCCTATCTCAACGGCCGCAAGTTCGTCTCCACCCCGGTCGCCAAGACCGGCGACTCGGACGCCCGCCTGCTGCTTTCCGAATACGCGCTCGAGGCGCGCAACGAGAAGGCCTCGGGCGGCGTGTTCGATTTGACGACGTCGTAAGCGGCCGGCGGAGGAGGGGGCGGACTTTGAGAGGAGCGAATAGCGAGTAGCGACTAGCGAATAGGGCATTGTCGCCCGGGGCACACTGGTTCCGTCGTTCCCGCGAAAGCGGGAACCTATGAACACCGGCCGTGCCAGTTGACCTCTGATGGTGTTCATGGGTCCCCGCTTTCGCGGGGACGACCGGCGCCCCACGCTGCTCGCGTTCGCTTCTCGCTGCTCAGACTTCCCCGCCCCCTACTCGCCATTCGCTATTCGCCCCTTCTTGCCAATCGCTATTCCCCACGGAGACCCTCATGGCTCTGCCCAACAACCATCCCCTGTCCGAGCTCGTGGTCCACGGCTATTCCTCGAGCCTCGGCGCGACGCCGATCACAGCCTATATGCGCGCGCCGACGCGCGGAAAGATCATCGAGGTCGGCGTGATCCAGAACGGCACCGTCACCGGCACCGCGACGGTGACCACCGCCGTGAACGGTGCGGCGATCGCCGGCGGCGCCCTCACCGTCACGGCCGGCGGCGCGGGCGCGCTGTTCAGCGCAAACCCGACCGCCGCCAACGACGTGAACGAAGGCGACGTGATCTCGTTCGCGCCCTCAGGCGCGACCGGCACCGTCACCGGCTACTGCTACGCCGTGATCCGCAAGAGCGCGTGAGCGGCGCGCCATGACGATCCAGGACTCTTCGCGCCTCGGCGCGTCACAGAACCTCGCCTTCAACGCGGCGGGCGGCGGCTCGGTCGCCTCGGCGGCGTTCGGCACGCAGACCTACCAGGTTCGCGTGACGTTCACCGGCCCGGCCGGCAACGGCGTGCGCATTACGGTCGGCGACGGTACGCCGACAGCGGGAGCTTCAAGCACGCTGCTCCCCGCCGGATGGGTGGAATACCTCACGGTGACGCCGGGCCAGAAGCTCGCGGCGATCAGCGACACGGCGACCGCCGGCACGCTGTCGATCACGGAGCTCGCCGGGTGAGGCGGAGGGAAGATTCCGTTCGGCCCCGACGAGCTCCAGCCAGCCTGAAAATCACAACGCGTGAATCCCGTGACGACCTTCGACGATCTCGCGGCGGCCATCCGCGCGCGCCAAGGCTTCGATCCGCGCCCCGGCCTGTCGATGCCGTGGGGGCTCAACGCCTTCACGGCGCCTCCCGGCTGGCCTGCGGCCAATCCCGCGCCATCGGCACCGGCTCCGCAGCCGGCGTCACCCGGTCCGTTCGGCCTGGCGATGCCCTGGAGCCTCGACACACCTGCGGCTGCGGCCAGTCCGCCGACGCAAAGCTCCGCGACCGCAGCACCTCCGGGTCTGCCCACATCGATGTTCGACAACTTCGGCCTGGGAATGCCGTGGGGGCTCGACACCTTCGCGCCTCTCGCCAGTTGGCCGCCGCAAAGCCCGGCGTCGGCGGCGAGCGGCGCGAGCGCCGCCAATCCGCTCGGCGTGCCGAGCAACCAGGCGTTCCCGCCGGTGCAGGACTTCGGCAACGAGCCGCTGCAGCAACCTTCTGCGGACGCATCTGCACAGCCGCGAAAATTCACGATCTACGACATGTGGCCGATGCGGCTCCTGCACAGCGCGTTGATGCTGCCGCGCGACGTGCTGACCGGCCAAGTGCCGATCCGGGACGAGAACGGGGACTACAATCGGGAACTGATCCGCCGCGCCTTCGACCTCGCGGCATTGGGCACCCCAATCACTCCCGCAGCCCTCGTCAGGGCCCGGCCGCCGCTTGGTTCAGCATATCACTACACGTTCGACAAGCGACTTGCTGACATCGAAGCTGATGGCCTTATGGAGGGCACGTACACGACGCCAACCGGCAATCTCAGTCCGACGCAGGCCCATATCGATCTTGCTCTCCCCCCTAACCGGGGCTTGCCGAATGTGCTGATACGGCTCGATCTGGACGCATTGCGCAGGCACGGATACGAAATTCCTCCAATCACACAGGTTGGAAGAAACTACAACATGCCCGGTGGCGGTTTTGAAATGCGCTTTCCATATAAGATCGGTCGGCAGTACTTTAAGGTGATCGGGCCATGACCCTGGACGACTTCCGCCGCGAGATGGAGGCTTATCGCCAGGATGTCCACAAGGAGGGCTGGGATCTCAAGGATTCGGTCCACGCCTGGGACCGGCTGGAAGTCTTGTATCGGAGGTTCGACGCCGAGGAGCGCGCAATCGCCGATCAGGTGATCTCGGAATGGATCCTGTCCGACAACGACAGCGCGAGCCACGATGGCTGGGTGTTGGCCCGCCGCTGTCACATCAAGTCCGCGATACCGGCGATCGAGGAACTGGTGAGACGGATCGCATCGAGCAGGGACCCGCGCGTTCACGGCTGGCTCGACACTATCAGTCGTGCCCTTGAAGACATTCGCCGCGACTGATCGTCCTCCGTCCCTTAACGCGCGGGCGGGTGAGGGGGACTCGATCACCATCGAGAGATCCTTGCCCCCTCACCCCACCCCTCTCCCCTGCGGGGAGAGGGAGCCGGCCGCGTGTGCGGCACGCCCGTGCGTCAATTCGTGTCGAGGACAGAAGTCATGAGCGCCGTTGCGACGCGCATCCATTACGACCGCGCGGAGCGCACGGTCACGTTCGAGCGCGTGCAGGACGTGGAGCCTGTTCTCGAGGCCAACAAGGCGCGGCGATCGGCGCCGCACACGAGCGACTGGGGGCGCCTGATCGCCGACATCCCGTGCGTCATCATCGAGCGATGGCTGCACGAGGAGGGCGTCAACGTGCTCGGCCTGCCGGCGCGCGAGTTCGCCCGCTTCATCGCCAGGAAGCTCGACGACCCCGATTGGCGCCATCTGCGCACGGACAAGTGAGACGCGCCGCAGGCACCAAGTTGATCGCAACAGCCGCGCACACGACCTCATCCTTCGAGACGCCGCCTTCGGCGGCTCCTCAGGACGAGGTCTTCGAACGCCCACTGTGCCAGTCATCCTCATCCTGAGGAGCGCCCGAAGGGCGCGTCTCGAAGGATGAGGGGGACCCGACCCATCCGGACCATCATCATGTCGATCACCAGCTATGCCGAGCTGCAAACCGCGGTCCAGACCTGGCTCGACCGCGCGGACCTGTCCGCCAACGCGGCGGACTTCATCATGCTGTTCGAGGCAAACGCCAACCGGCGCCTGCGCGTGCGGCAGATGCTCAGCGTTGCGGCGCTCACGCCGGTCGACGGCGACGCGGCGCTTCCCGCCGACTATCTCGAATGGAAGCGCGTCACCTGGACCGGGTCGGTGCGGCGCGAGCTCGACTACGTGGAGCCCGCCTATCTGCAGGCCGCGTATCCGGCGGCGCCCACCGACATCCCCGTCCTCTTCACCATCGAAGGCGCGACCCTGAAGATCCGCCCGATCGACGTAACGCCGCTCGAGCTCTTGTACTACCAGAAGATTCCGCCCCTCTCGAACACCAACACCAGCAACTGGCTGCTCGCCGCGCATGCGGATGCGTATCTCGCGGGCGCATTGGCGGAAGCCGCGATCTTCACCGAGAACGCCGACGCCGCGCAGCTCTGGCTCTCGCGGCGCGACGCGGCGCTCGCCGAGATCGAGCGGCTCTCGCAAGCCTCGCGCGGCCAGGCCTCGGTGCGAACCTTGAGTCCGACGCCATGAGCAAGGTCGACCTCGGGCCGTGGGAGCCCGACTCTGCCGGCGTCAACTCGCTCGACGCGAACGGCGCGGTGACGCTGCAGACCGCCTCGAACGTCTATCCCCTCAAGATCGGCTACGGGCCCGTGCCCTCGCTGTCGCAGCTCTCGACCGCGACGCTGCCCGGGCAGTGCCGCGGGCTTGCCTTCGCGCGCGCCACGTCGGGCGGCTATTCGATCTTCGCCGGGACCCAGACCAATCTCTACAAATACGACACCAGCAGCAGCGCGTGGGTGAGCTACACGCGCACGAGCGGCGGCCCCTACAACGTCTCGACCGACGACTACTGGTCGTTCGCGCAGTTCGGCTCGAAGCTGATCGCGGTCAACGTCAACGACGATCCCCAGGTGATCGATGTCGATACCGGCGCGACGAGCTTCTCGGCGCTCGGCGGCACGCCGCCGCGGGCGCGCTATGTCACGGTGATCGGCGATTTCGTGATCCTGGGATGTCTGTCGACCAACAACCGCAAGCTCCGCAACTCCGGCATCAACGATGCCACGTCCTGGACCGTGGGCGTGAGCCTGTGCGACGAGCAGGAATTCCCGGACGGCGGGCGCATCACCGGCATCGCCGGCGGCGAGTTCGGCTGGGTGCTGCAGGAGAAGGCGATCCGCCGCATGGATTTCCACGCCGGCCAGGACATCGCCTTCACGTTCGAGCGCCTGGAGCGCGAGCACGGCGCGGCGGCCGGCTACAGCGTCGTCCACACCATCAACGACGTGTTCTTTCTCTCGGACGACGGCTTCTATGCCTTTGGGCAAAACGGCCTCGTGCCGATCGGCGCGCAGCGCGTCAACAAGTGGTTCAACGCCAATAGCGACACGAACCGGTTCTTCAGCGCGGTCGGCTTCGTCGATCCCTACGGGCCGCGCATCGGCTGGGCGTTCTTCGCCACGTCGGGCTCGACCACCTTCGACCGGGTGCTGGTCTACGATTGGCAGCTCGACCGCTGGTCCTCCATCGACCAGGCGGCACAATTCTGGGCCACCACGGCGGCGCCCGGGGCAACGCTGGAAGGGCTCAACGTCTACGGCTCGATCGACACCGGCGTCCCGTACTCGCTCGACTCGCGGGTGTGGGAGGGCGGCCGCCCGGTGATCGGCACGATCGACACGTCCGGCCGCCTGGCGTTCCTCGAAGGCTCGCTTCCGCTCGCCGCGACGCTCACCACGGCGCCGATGCAGCTCGCCGCAGGCGGCCTCTCCAACGTGGCGGCGGTCGAGCCGCTCGGAGTGTGGAACGGCGCGAACATCGCCGTGCGCGTCGGACGCCGCCTCAAGACGCAGGATCCCGTGAGCTACACGGCTTCGCTGACGCCGAGCGCGTCGAGCGGGGTGGCGCGCACCAAGGCGGCCGGGCGCTTCCACCAGGTCGAGCTCACGGTGTCGCAAGCGAGCGGGCCGCTGTGGAAGTACGCGCAAGCCCTGGACATCACCGCCACGCCAACCGGGAAACACTGATGCCGACCGCGATGACCAGAGAGAATTTCGCCGAGCGCCTGCACCAGGCGCGGGAGGCCTTGGGCGTGCCCAAGTTCCAAGCCGCGCCGGCGACGCAGCCCGCGGTCGAGCCGCCCGACCCCGAGCACATGTGGTGGCTCCTGCAGCTGGTGGAGCAACTCGTGCGCCATCACCGGGCCGGAACCGTGGAGTCGGCGAATGGCCATTGACGGGGACGAAGTCGAGCGCCGCATCCGGCGCCTGCGCGGCGGCAAGATCGAGCCGGTCGGCGCGGTGTCGCTCGCGACCGGCACGACGACCACCGGGGTGACGCATCCGGCGTGCTCCTCCACCTCGCACGTGTCGCTGACGCCCACGAATGCCGCCGCCAGAACCGAGGGCATCCCGCAGGTGACGGCGGGCAACGGCGCGTTCACGCTCACGCATTCGTCGAGCGCGAGCGCGCGCACCTACAGCTACGCGATCTTCACGCCGTCGCTCGCATGACCAGCCTTCGCCCTGCGGGCTGCGGCCGGCAAGCGCTCGTGCACGTGCCGCTCGCCTATCACGAGCTCGCCGGATCGGCGCCGGTGTGGCTCCCGTTCCTGGAGCGGATCGCCCAGCGCTCGCGCAACAGCGTACCGGAGCTCATCGCCCAGCTCGCGCAGGGCGACATCGCGTTGCACATCGCCTGGGATCCCGAGGCCAAGCGGGCCGAGGCGCTCGCCGCAGCCCGAATCTTCCTGCGCGGGGGCCAGCCCGTCGCCGAATTGTGCTGGTGCACCGGCTCCGGCCGTCACCGCTGGCTGCCGCTGCTCGCCGACATCGAGACCTATCACCGCGACCATCTCGGCTGCGTCGGCATGAACGCCGTCGCGCGCCTGGGATGGAGAGAAGACCTCAAAGCGCGCGGCTATCGGGCCACGCACATCGTGATGGAAAAGAGCCTATGAGCGTTTCAGGACCCTCTCAGCAGCAGAACACGCAACAGCAGCGCAATCCGTATACGCCTGCGATTCCGTACGTCGACCAGATCATGCAGCAGGGCGCCGGGCTCTACAATTCCGGCGCCGGCTCGCAGGTGTGGCAAGGGCCGACCGTCGCGGGCCTCAACCCGTGGCAGCTCGCCGGCATGGGCGGCATCGCCGCAACGTCCGCCGGCCTCGGCGGCGCGGGCGTGCCGAGCTTCAACTACGGCTATACGCCGCCTCAGTTTCTCGGCGCCCCCACCGGCGGCGGGATGCCGCTGGGCGGCCCGGCGCAGTGGCAAGGCGGCAATATGGGGCCGGGCACGCCACCGATCCTCGGGGGCGGCGGGGGCGCGGTGGAGAACGCGCGCGGCCCCGGCGGCTCGGCGATGGGCTACGGCGGCGAGACCGTGACGCCGCCGCAGGGCGCGCCCAATGGTGGCGGAGTCGGCATGACCGGCCCGTTCATGCAGAACCAGGGTGTCGGCGCCCCGCTGGGCGGCGGCATGCCCGACATCAGCGGCAACAGCTTCACGGCCTCGAACAGCGCCACGACGAACTGGTCCCCCTACACGGGGGGCCCGACGGCGGGCGCGCCAGTCCCGGGCGATGTGACGGGGCCGGGCGCCTCCATGCCGTGGCTCTACGGGCTCGCTGCCATGGGCAGCAACGGCCTGTCGCCGCAGATGCAAGGGCAGCTTCAGAACCTCGCCGGCATCGCCAACGGATCGCAGGGGATCACCACCGGCGGTCTGTGGCAGAGCCTCTACGGCCGCGCGCTCGACCAGAACAACGGTGCCAACGGCGTCTTCAACAGCATCGCCGGCGGCGCCGACGGGATCACGACCGGCAACCAGTACGGCGATGTGGCGCGCGCCTTCTCGGGACCCACGCAGTCGGAAACCTCGCTCGCCGACATGGCGAACGCCAAGGACGTGAACCCGTATCTCAAGGACGTGCTCGCCGCGAACGATGCGCGCATCGCCAACCGCGTGAACAGCGCCATGTCGGGCGCGGGCCGCTACGGCTCGGCCGGCCACACCGACGTGCTCGGCCGCTCGCTCGCCGAGAGCGACAACCCGATCCTGGCCAACGCGTTCGAGCAGGGCCAGAACCGCGCGCTGTCGGCCGCGCAGGCGATCGACAACGCGCGCAACGCGGCCGCGGGCGTGCGGCTCGGCGCGATCGGCGGCGCGACCGGCGTGCAGGGGCAGAACCTCACCAACCGGCTCGGCGCCGCGAACAGCCTGGTGAACTCCAACAACGCGGCCTTCAACAACGCCGCGGCGGCGGCGGGCGGCCTCACCAACGTGCAGGGGCAGAACCTCGCGAACCGGATCAGCGCCTCGAATGCGGGGCTCGGCGCCATGATCTCAGGCGCCAACAACGCGCTCGGCTGGGCGAACGCGGCGCCGAATCTTGCGCAGCTCGCCTACCTGCCGTCGCTGACGCAGCTCGGCGTCGGCAACTTCCTGCAGGGGCAGCAGCAGAAGGAGCTCGACAATCAGCGCGCGCTGTTCAACCAGGCGCAGGCGATGCCCTGGACGCAGCTCGGGCGCTACCTGCAGGCGGTCAACGGGAATTCGCCGCTCGTCGGCAACAGCGGCACCACGACCGGCCAGACCATCACGCAGACGGAGATTCCGTTCTGGCAATTGTTCGCGGGCGGCCAGAATTCCCCCGCCAGCGGACTGAGCGGCCTGGGCGGAACCTTCGCGAACGGCCTGGGCAACCTGTTCAATCCACTGGCGGGCGCCTTCAGTTTCGGAGGTTAGTTCGGCCGTCTTTTCCACCCGCTCTGACTTGTCATGCGTGGGCGAGCCGCGATAGCGGCGAGGGTTGACCCGCGCATCCCGCTTGAACAAGCACGGCGGTGCCAAGCCAAGCGAGATGGCCGGCACGAGGCCGGCCATGACGAGGTCGGCTCGATGAGCCGGCGAGACTCGTATCAACCGAATGGTGGACGCCTGGCGGCGATCCTTCCTGCTAGGCTCCGGTCCAATGGATCCGTGGCTAGCCTTGGGAGGAAACCATGGCCCGCTCTTGTTGCGCAGGTATTCTGGGTTTGCTGATCGTATTCGCCCCACAGAGTTCCCACGCGCAGTCGCAATTGGCGCGGACATTCGTCTCGTCGGTGAACGGCAACGACGCCAATGACTGCAACCGCGCAACCCCGTGCCGCACCTTCCAGCGCGCGCACGACAACACGCTGCCGAGCGGCGAGATCACGGTGCTCGATGCCGGCGGCTACGGGGCCGTCAACATCACGAAGAATATCAGTATCATAAATGACGGCGTGGGCGAGGCCGGCATTCTCGTCTCGGGCGGCAATACCGGCGTCGCCATCCATGCCGGCCCGGGCGACGCAGTGACGTTGCGCGGGCTGACGATCAAGGGGATCGGCTTCGGCGGCGGCAACGGCATCGTGTTCACCACCGGAAAGATCCTGGGGGTGGAGAACTGCACCGTCCGCAACATGGACGGCGGCGCGATTGCCGGCAAAGGCATCGCGTTCACGCCAACGACAGCGAATGCGAAGCTGTCGGTGTCGAATACGGTCGTCAGCGACAACCTGAGGAACGGCATCGTGATCCAGCCGGTTGTGAGCCAGCCGAATACCGCTTCCAGTGCTGTCCTCACCCGCGTGGAGGTGCGCAACAACGGCGGCGATGGGGTCATTGTGGACGGCGAAAGCAGCGGCGCAAACTCGGTCGAGGCGACCATTTCCGACAGCGTGGCGGCCTTCAATGGCGGGACCGGCATCCGTGCGTTCACGCAGAACAGTACTGCGCCCGTCTTGGTCAAAGTCGTCAGGTCGCTCCTGGCGCGAAACGGCGTCGGCGTCGGATCGGACGGCGGCGGATTGGCGCTGTTGTACCTCATGGGGAATACGTTCTTGGAAGGAGTTGAACTGAACAACCCCGACAACAACATCAGGAGTTTCGGGGACAACGACTTGTTCGCGTCTCCGCCCCTCGTCAATAAGCATTGACCCGCGCCGGCACGCGAGGCGTTCTGCCGCGCTGGCGAACTGCGTGGCGGGGCGGCGTGTTCCGGGAGTGCGATGTCGTGGGGCGCGCCCGTCTCGGTCGTCGCCATGAGTGGGCCGCGCTCTGCCATGCAGGCCTGAGCTGCTCGGGCTCATCATTCCAAGCCGATGGATTGCCGCGTCGAGCGCGGCAATGACGCGGCGGCATGGGCAGCGCGCGCCTCCGCTCACTCCGGCTTGTCATGCGCGGGCGGGCCGCCATGAGCCGCGAGGGCTGACCCGCGCATCCCGCTGGGCATGGCATTGCCGTGCCGCGACAAGCGAGATGGCCGGCACGAGGCCGGCCATGACGAGGTCCAATCGTTACGAGAGACCACATGGGCAACCTCAACATCAACGACTGGTCGGCGACCGCGTCCGCGAACGACGTGATCGATTCCGGCATCAACGCGGCCGAGGGCGAGCCGCCGGGGGCCGTCAACGACGCGATGCGCGGCATCATGGCGGCGCTCGCGCGGTTCGTGAAGGACAACAACGGCACGCTGAGCCTGTCGGGCACGCCCAACGCCTTCGCGTTGGCGGCGCCGAACGTCGCCTATACGGTGCTCAGCAGCGGATTGCGGATCACCGCCCGGGCGGCGGGAACGTGCACCGGGGGCGCGAGCAGCCTCAACCTGAACGCGCTCGGCGCCAAGGACGTCAAGATCTTCACCGCCGCCGGCGGCGAGAGCTACCCGGCCGCGGGACAGATCCGGCAGGGCGGCCACTACGTCTTCGAGTACGACGCCGGCGCCGCGAGCGGAAGCGGCGCCTGGATCCTGCTCAACCCGTCGCCCGATCCCAACGCCGGCATGACCGGCGAGATCAGGATCTGGCCGACCGCGACCGCGCCGACCGGCTGGCACCTGTGCGACGGCTCGGCGGTCTCGCGCACCACCTTCGCCGCCCTGTTCGCCGTGATCGGCACGACCTACGGCGTCGGCGACGGCTCGAGCACCTTCAATCTGCCGGATCTCCGCGGCCGCGTCCCGTTCGGCAAGGACGACATGGGCGGGACGGCGGCGGGGCGCATCAATGTCGCCACCGGCGGCCCCGACGGCACCACGCTCGGCGTCAATTTCGGGACGGCGACGCGCACGATCGCGGCTGCGAACCTGCCCGCCCACACCCACGGCTTCACCGGCACGACCGGCGCGGCGGCGAGCGGCATTTCCGTCAACAGCCACACCACCGGCGTGCTGATCAACAACGCGGTCACCGGCCTCGCCATCAACGCGGCGGCGACCGGCGTCGCCACGGCGGCGGCCGGCGCGCACACGCACGCCGATGCGGGCCACGCGCACGCGTTCCCGACGGCGGGCAGCAAGTTCATGACGGTCGCCGGCCAGGGCGGCGCGGGATCGAGCGGCAACGTGTGGGGCAACGCCGGCGGCGCGGACACGACGAATTCCGGCGCCGCCAACCTCTCCACCGCGCCGGACCACGCGCACACGGTGATCGACCCGACGCACGCCCACACGGTGAGCGATCCGGCGCACGCGCACGGCGTCACGGACGCCGGCCACATCCACGCGATCAGCGACCCGACGCACGCGCACGGCTTCTCGGGCACGACCGACAACGGCACCGGCGGCGGCACGGCGCTGCCGACGCTCAATCCCGGGCTGATCCTCACTTACATCATCAAGACCTGACGCGCTAAGCTCGCGCCCTTATCGGGAGGGCGCGCATGCTGAGCCGACGCGGATTCTTCGAGGCGCTCATGGCGAACGTCTACACCTGGTCGAAAACGGCGGCCGCCAACGCGGGTGCCGACCCGGACATCACCTGGACCGAGGGCCAGCTTCCCGGCTCGGTGAACGACAGCGCGCGCCAGATGATGGCGAGCGTCGCGAACTGGCGCGACGATCAGAACGGAACCTTGACCACGGGCGGGAGCGCCAACGCGCAGACTGTTACGACGAACGCCGCCTACAGCGCGCTCGCGCAGGGCTTGCGGCTCGTGCTCAGGGCCGGGTTCACGAACACGGGCGCTGCGACGCTCAACGTGACGCCGAACGGCGGCGCGGCGTTTGGGGCGAAGGCGGTGAAGATCCTTTCCATGATCGGAGAGGTTGATCCCGGCGCTGGCCAAATTCGCGCGAATGCGCATTACGCTTTCGAGTACGACACGTTTGCCAATGGCGGCAGCGGCGCGTGGATTTTGCTCAATCCCAGCGTTCGCGCGCTGGCGGCGAATGCGCCGATCCTATATGTCGACGCGGCCGGCTCGGACTCGAATAGCGGCCTATCGTCGTCCTCTGCGTTCGCTACGCTCCAGAAGGCGGCGGACACTGCAAAGCAGTTCGATGGCTGCGTGGGCGGCGTCCAGATCAAGGTGGCCGATGGCTCCTATTCAGCCGGCGCACTGTTCACCGGGTCGGTGGTGGGCAACACCACTATCCAAATCGTCGGCAACAACGGCACGCCCGGCAACGTCGTCATCGACGCCAGCGCTCCAATCAAGGTCCAGGACCATTGCGGCCTCACGATCAGCGGCGTGCGCCTGAAATCGACGGCTGGCGGTACGTGCCTGGAGGCCCGGCAGTTCTCGATCATCGATTTTTCTAGCGTTGAGTTCGATCAAGCTGGGCAGCATATCAGCGCGACTGACAACTCGGCGATGAGTTGCGTCGGCAGCTATGCGATTACCGGCAACGCTGCGGTACATGTGGGAGCAAACAACAATTCGCTCGTGCACTTGAGCACCTTGACGTGCACGATCGGTAGCGCGCGCGCATTCACGATATTCGCCTCGGCCAGCGGCAACAGTATTATCGACGGAACGCCCGTATATAGCGGGGGCGGCGTCGCTGGGACGACGGGAAAGCGGTATCAGGCCATCGATTCGCTGATAACAACAACGGTCATTTTTCCGGGTAATACTGCCGGATCATTCGACCGGACGGCAACAAATACGAACGACAACGCGCTCGCCGGCTATCTCGGCGAGCTTGTCGAGGCCAACGTTGCCAACCCCGGCTCAGGGATTAGCTCCGGCACACCTTTCAACCTGACGAGCCTCAGCCTGACGGGAGGCGACTGGGAGGTGATGGGGCACATTCACTATGTCCCCGCCAATGGGGCCGCCGTCTCCTGGTGGATGGCCAGTGTCAGCCTGGTGAGCGCGACGCTGGACTTCACGAACTCGCGCTTCACACGGTACGGCATCCCCTACACGAGCCAGGGCGTCGACAGCTCAGCCCTCGTCGGCCCCACCCGCATCTCGGTGAACGCCACGACGACCGTCTACCTGGTCGGCGACATGGCCTTCACGTCGACCTGCACGGCCTATGGCGTGCTCCGGGCGCGCCGTGTCAGGTAGTGCCACAGGCACCCCCGCATCAACCGCCACAGTTCGGTGGTGAACCTCGGCACGACGTGCACTGTCGCCAGCACACGCGCCCATGCGGGCGCCGCGCGCGCAATTCCGCAAAATGGACGCGAAATCCGCACCGCGCGCGCACGCGGGAGCACTACGAGCAGCTTCCGTCCGGCGCCTACTACCTGCACCCGAGCGGCACGCTGAAGATCAAACGAGCCAAGTGATCCGTCATGCCCACGCGCGACGAAGATTTCGGGCACGACGACTATGTCGTGCCGGAGGACGACTTCGGCGGCAACGACCCCGTCGTGCGTCCGCCTGGCGCGGCCGAGCCAAGCTCGGGTGCGCAGCCGTCGTGGCCGTTCCAGTTCGGCTTGGCGATGCCATGGAGCGTCAATGCCTTTGCGCCACCGTCGGATTGGCAGGCGCAAGACGCGACCGTCGCGACACCATCCGCACCAACGGTCCGATCCGCGCTCAGCCATCAGCTCGGTCCGCCGATGCCGTGGAAGGCCAATCCATTTACGACGCCACCGGGATGGCCCGTACAAGACTCCACGCGCGCGGCATCGTCAGCACCGGCTCCGGACTCGGGCTCCGATCATTTCGGCCTGGCGATGCCGTGGGGTCTGAACGTCTCTCCTTCCGCATGGCCGCCGCGAGCCCCCACGCTGGCCGCACCGCCTGCCGGGCTCGCCTCGCAATCGTGGTTGCCAGAGCAGGGTCTAGCGATGCCCTGGGGAGTAAACGGGTTTGCGTCTCCCGCCAACGAGCCCGCGCAGCGCGACGCCTCTGCGGAAGCACCGATGTCGTTCTTCGGCGCCGCCGCGGCTGCCGCTAGCCATGGAGTGCGCGAGGGTTGGCGAGACATCCGCGCGGCGTTCCAGCCATGGCCGGACAGTCAACCCGAGCAGGACGACAGCCCTATTGCACGGCTGCTGCAGAAGCCGCTCGCCGAAGCCTACAACGATCCCAATTGGTGGGCCGCCCAAATCGCCCACGTGCCTGCGAGTTCGTGGCCCAGTCTCGCCGTGGGGCTTCTCGGGGGCTGGGCCGGGGGCACCGTGGGTGGTCCGCTCGGTGGGCTGGGAGGCTCAGCCATCGGATTCGGCCTGGGCGCGCTCGGGCAAGAACTCGTGCCGGCCTATCACAGAGCGCGCGCCCAAGGGCTCAGCCACGACGAAGCGGTCAATCGCGCGTGGCTCGAATCCGGCATCGCCGGCGCACTAAGCGCCGGAATGGGCTTCGCATTCGGCGCGGTCGGAAACAGCGTCGCGGCGTCTGCCAAGGAAGCAATCGGCAATGCGCTGAAAAAGGTGGTCGTGGTCCCGATCGCGAACACCGTGCAACGCGGCGTCACAGACGTGATCGAAGGCAAGCCGTTGGCGCTCGACGAGCTGGGCCAAAAGGCTTTGTTCGATGTTCTCACGGGCGGCATCATTCTCGCCGGACACAAGGCGATCTCGATGACGCCGCGGATGCAATGGCGCTCGAGCACGCGGCAGGAGGCCGGACCAACTGCGCCCAGCCCTGCCACACAAGAGGAGCCCATCTCCGAGGCCGGCCCCAAGCCCGAGAGCACGGGTCCACGGGGGCCGGAAGAGGACTTTGGCCAGGATGATCCCGTCGTCAGCCCGCACGCGGAGGATCCTGGGGGGCCTCCACCGAACCAGGACTCCACGCCAGCGCGCAGCGACGAGAAGGGCCGGGAAACCGGCCCTTCTCTTTTCGAAGCAAGCCCCGCGCAGCCGCCTGCCAATCAAGACCCATCCACCGGCAGACAGCTACAGCTTCCTCTGGCGGGAGGCATGGCTACCAACCCATACCGCTCGGGCGCGCAAAGGCGAGGAACTCGCCCGGATGCCGCCCGACAACGCGCGAGAAGGCAGGCCTTGCGCGCAGCGCAAACGGATCTTCCCTTGGATGGAGGAGGGCTCAGAATCGTTGAGGGGGAGTTCCCACCTTTGCCACGGTTCAAGCCGCTCGGCCCAACGACTGGATTCTTCCAAGCACCGGGCTACAATACAATGCTGCGCAGTGGCTTTGATGGCCCTGCAGCATCACTCCCGAAAGGGATCCCTGGGATTGATATTAAATTGATGACGCATGTCGAGGTGCATGCGGCCGCAATCATGCGGCAAGAAGGAATCCGTGAAGCAGTGCTTTATATCAACAATCCTGATATATGTCGTGGATGTACGAAATATGTGGCAGGTGTCCTACCTCGGAGTAGTGTGCTCTATGTTGTACTTCCTAGTGGCAGGGTCGTTCCATTCAGGGGGAGAGGATCATGA